CAATCGCTGCTGATAAGTTCTTAGTAGGTGACTGGTCAATGGGTGCTCAAATCATGCAAAATCAAGGTATCTCTGTTCAGTTCTCTGAAATGGATAGCGATAACTTCCAAAAGAACTTGATTACTGTAAGAGTTGAAGCTCGTATTGCATTCCCTATCTATTACAACAATGCGTTTGTATATGGTGATTTCGGTAACGTAGCTTAATCCTAGATTAATCTAAAATACAAGGGGGCAGCCGCAAACTGCCTCCTTTTTTATGTCCGCTATATTTTAGTTATTTTTGTAAAAATAATGGCATAATGCAAATAGTAAGAGATATAACGATAATTTCAGAAGAGGTAACTAACCCTATTACATTAGCTGAGGCTAAGAACTATTTAAGAGTAGATTTCAATGAAGATGATGATTTGATTGAGGCTTTGATTACATCTGCAAGAGTTAGACTTGAGCAATATGCAGGTATTGCTATGACTGAGAGAACTTTGCAAGTTGTAGCTTATGTAGATGAGTTAATTGAGCTACCTTATGCTCCTATAACCAACATCCTTAGTGTAGAGTATTTCTCTGATAATACATGGGTAGGAATTGAAGATGGTGCTTACGAGGTAATCGGAACAACTGTTAGAAAGGTATTTACAAGAGATTATCCTGGCATGGAATATAGGTTTACCTATAACTGTGGTTATGACTGTGTACCTAGTACATTAAAAACTGCCACTTTAAAGCTAGTTTCAGACCTATATGAGTACAGAGAATCATCAGTTGAGGCTAGTAGACCATCTCCTAATTTAACTACCGCATACGAGCTTATGAAGCCGTTTAAACGCATAAACATATTCTTATAATGATAGGTAGAATGCAAAATAGGATTACTTTTAAAAGTAAGACAAGCGTATCTGATCTTGCAGGTGGTTTCGTTAACACACTTGTTGACTACTATACTTGCTGGGCTGAGATGGTATCTGATGTTAATACAAGAACTAACATAGCAGGAACTGATGGTTTTGCAACAGATATTACATTTAGAATAAGATATACTACATCTAAGGTCTTTGATAAGAAGTTGGTAATCAGCTTCCAAAGTAGATTATACATGATAAACTCTATCATAAATCAAGAAGATCGTAACAAGTATTTATTAATAGGTTGCTCAACACTTAAATAATGGCTACATTCACAGTAGACACTAAGGCATTAAATGCAATCCAAAACAAGTTTAAGCAGACTGCTGAGTTGTACAAAGCTTATGCTATAAAAGAGGTTGACAAGGCTGTAAAGGCTATGGAGGTAGAAGCTAGAGCTAAAGCAGGTAACTTACCTAGACTAAAATCTAACGCTAAAAAACCATACACAAGAACAGGCAATTTATCAAGAAGTATAGCATCAACACCTTACCAAAATGGATATGCCTCATTCTCAATGGGTAATAGCACAGTTAAATATGCTCCTTATGTAGAATTTGGTACAGGTAAAGGATTTAGAATACCAAGATATAAGTTTAGCACTAGAAAGCCTTTAACTAATTTGGCATCAGAATTTAAAGGATCAGGATTAAGAAATTACAATATGAAATATAGACCGTTCTTTTTTAATACGTTTGATGAGAAATATGCAACATTGATTAAAAGATTAAAAAGCTTTAAAGTAAGGTAATCCGATATAAATATATTTCATTAAATTTGTACAAAATCAATACCATGACAATTACACTAAACGAAGAGCAGGTAAAACAATTAGACGCATTTATTCAAGAAATGCCAACTAAATTTGGTTTACCTCTAACCCAGTTCTTATCAAAACTTGCTCAAGAGCAAAATCCTGAGGAACTAAACGAAGAAACGGAAGCTTAATGAAAGATTGCGGATACGCTATAAGAAAGGCTTATGTAGATAAGTTAGCATCACAAAGTTACTCTTTGGGTGTTTACGATACTATTGCACCTGATACTGTAGAGCCTCCGTTCTTACTTATAAGCAGCCAAACATCTTTGGAAAATAGCGACAAACAGAGTTATAACTTTGATGTTACTATTCAATTTGATGTTGTGTATAGAACCTTTAAGTCAGGTGAAGTAGGGCAGAAATCGGTAGACCAGTGGGCTAACGAATTGTTAGTGATCATAGGCGTTAATGTGCCAGATTACCCAAGTGCTTCTCCTGACTTTAAAATAGTTACTCGTAAGATGACAAGCAATATTGCTACCTTTGACTATGTAGATGAAGCTTATGTATTTAGAAGAGTAATTACAATGGAACATTTTGTAACTCAAATATTATAAAAAATTAAAATAAAATAAAATGCCAACAACAGGAATTTTTAATGGTACAAACCTAGTAGTTCTAGTAGGAAGTGAAGTAGTAGCTCATTCTACATCATGTTCTTTATCAGTAAGCGTTGACTTACCAGATTCAACAACTAAATCAAGTCAAGGATGGGCTGACCAAATTGGTGGTTTAAAGTCTTGGTCTTTGACTACAGATGGTCTTGCAACAGTTGAGCCAACTGGAGCTAACTTTGTTGTAGGGGATATTTTTACACAATTAGCTAGTAGAACAGCTGTTACAGTTAAGTTTACAACTGTTTCAACAGGTAGTACTGTTGTTCCAGGTGACTTAGTTTGGTCTGGTCTTGCTTTTATCGAAAGTTTAGATGTTACTGCTGATATGGAATCTCCAGCAACATATTCAGTTTCATTTACAGGAACAGGAGCATTAACACAGGCTCCTAACCCATAATAACACCAAAAACACCAAAATATGAGAGGACATTTTGAACTATCCCTAAGCGATGGGACTAAGATACCTATGAGGTTTTGTACATGGTCTTTAAAAAGATTCTGTCAACTACAAGGTATTGGACCATCAGATATATCAGAAGCATTGTCAGGTAATCAATCTTTAGAAGCGATTACTAATTTGCTTAAATCAGCAGCAGAATATCCATTGTATAGTCAAGGGATAACTCCAAGCTTTACGGACATAGAAGTATGTGACTGGATTGACGATATGGGTGGATTAGGAAGTAAAAAGTTTCAAGATGTTATGGCTGCTCTTGCTGAAAGTATGAATAGTGGTGTTGAACAACCTACTAATAAGAAAGCTGCAAAAGACGCTGTAAAAAAAAATTAGAGTGGATTGATATTGAAAGATATACAATGGGGGAGTGCCAAGTGCTTCCCCATTTGTTTTGGGATATGACGATGGCTGAGTTAGATTTTGTGTGGTATGGTTACCGTCATAAAGAAGAACAAGAATGGTTAAGAGCAAGATGGCAGACTTCTATTTTGTTAAACATACAACTACCAAAAGGTAAAAAGATAAAGCCAAATGAGCTTTTGCCACTTGACTGTGATAATCGTAACTTTGTGAAGCAAAGAGTGATGACACCTGAAGAACTAAAAGAGGTCTTAAAAAAATACGATAATATAAAGAAATAGGATAATGGCAGATAATCAAGTAGACTTAAAATTAAACCTCGATTTTCAAGGGGTCAATGATGCATTATACCAAATGATTGGTCAATTTAATGGCACTGACAAGGAGTTCCAAAAAATTGCTAATAACATTGAAAAGAATGCTAAAAATCTAGAAGGTGCTATTAAATTATTTGGTCCTGCGTCACAACAAGCAGGAGCTGCTGCTAAAAAATTAGAAAAGGATTTTCAATCTTTAGTTGCAAATGGCATAGAACCAGCTAGTGCAAGTTTTAAACAATTGACAACATCTATGCCGAAATCGGCAGGATTAGATTCTACTACAGGATCATTAAGAAAAAATAATCAACAATGGTCTAATTTAGCATTAGTTATACAAGATTTGCCATTTGGATTTAGAGGTATTCAAAATAACTTACCAGCATTAGCTGGAGGTTTTGCTAAAATGACTGGACCTATATTTTTAGCTATATCTGCAATCATAGCCCTTATTACAGCATGGGATATGGGCTTATTTAAACTTAAAAAATCTACTGATTCATTAACTGAAGCAAATAAAGAATATGCTGAAAGTTTAAAAGAAACAGCAGGTAGCGCAGGTGAAGAAATAGCAAAAGTTAACGCATTAGTTTCTATAGCTAAAGACCAAGAGGAGTCTATGGACAAAAGGCTGATTGCCGTTAAAAAATTACAAGATGAGTATCCTTCTTATTTTGGAAATCTAAGTCAAGAAAAAATACTTAATGGCGATATTAAAACTTCAGTAGATGGAGTTAAAACTGCTATACTTGAAAGAGCAAAGGCAACTGCTCAAGCTGGTAAAATAAATAAACTTTCTGCTGAGAAGTTTGCTAAAGAAGAAGAATTATATCAATTAGCTTTAATAAAAACAGCAAGAATTAAAAGAGCCCTAGCTGCTGCTGTTGCAACAAATGTACCAGAAGATAGAATTGGTCCTTTGCTTCAATTGGTTGTTAAAGATGTTAGATTACAAGAAAATACTATTCAATCTGCTGTTGATAAAATAGATGTAGAATTAACAAGATTAGAGGAAGGATATAAAAAAACAACTTCTGCATTTTTAGGTTTAGAAGATGAAACAGCGAAAGGAGGAGCTAAACAAAAAGTAAGTACATCAAGATTAGATGCTTTAAAAAGTCAACAAAAGGCTTATAAAGATGATATTGAAATGTTTTATACTTATGGTAATTTAATTATAGATGAAGAAGAAAGAATAGCAAAAGCAAGAGCTAAGATTAATGGAACTTTAAGTACTGAACTTAAAGATATAGAAGAAAATTTTGAAGGTCAAAGAATTGTAAATAAACAAGAATTTGGCAGAAAAATAATGGAAGAGGCTGATAAGAATACAAAAGCACTTGAAAAGATTGAAAAAGAAAGTCAAGATAAGATTTTAGAAAATACAAAATCTTATTATGATAATAGAAAAAAATACGCATTTGATAATCTTGAAGAACAAAAAGTAATATTAAATCAAGAATTAGCTGGTTACAAATTTTTACTAGATTTAAAAGTTATTGATGATATTGCTTATGCAAATAAAGCTGCTGAAATATATAAAGCACTTGGAGTTATTAAAAATAAAGAAGAAGAAAATCTTTATAAGAGTCAAGTATATTTTTCTAATCAAAGGATAAAAAATATACAATCTAAATTAGCTATTGAATTAAAAATACATAGAAATAATATTGGAGCTCAAAAAGAAGCTATAAAAAAATCTATGGCTGAAGTTGGTGCTTTAGCTTATAGTACATTTAATCCTGAAGCCCTACAGCAACTTTTAAACTTTTTTAATGAATTAGATGGCAAATTAAAGGGAACTACAGAACAATGGCAAAGTTTTTCACAAGGAATTAGCAACTCAATATCTGGATTTTTAGCTGATTCATTTACGTCTTTAGCTGAAAATATAGGTAATGCTTTAAGTGGTGGGGAAATTAAACCTCTTGAACATTTCCAAAAGTTACTTGCTGACGCTTTAATTAATATTGGTAAAATGTTAATACAATATGGAACATTATTACAAATTGCTTTTGCCTCACCTGACCCTTTTGTAGCTATTGCTGCTGGTGTTGGAGCTGTTGCTTTAGGTACTATAATTAAAAATAGACTTAAGCAATCTGCTGTTGATCCTACAGCATTTGCTAATGGTGGTATTGTATCAGGACCAACTATGGGTCTTATGGGTGAATATCCTGGTGCACAAAATAATCCTGAGGTTATAGCACCTTTAGATAAATTGAAAGATTTGATTGGTGGTGGTGGAAATGGTCAGTTTGTATTAAGAGGACAAGACTTAGTTTTGGCTATGCAAAGGTCTAATTCATCATTAAATATTAGAAGAGGGTAATGGCATACGCAGTAAAATATATAATAAATACAGCTAGTAAAAGCAACGTTAATAGCACAGTTTATCTTTACGAAGATGGATATGTTGGAAGCACTATAGAATATCAAGCTACAGGTCTACAATTAGAATATATTCCTAATAGTGATGATACGTTTGAGCCTATTTATGTTAGTCAATTAAATGTGTCTATTGACGTTACTGATAACATAGCAAATATGCCAAATTTTACAACTTTAAACGATAGAAAATATTTTGTTAAGGTTGTATCAGGAGGTGTTACAGATTTTCAAGGATGGTCTATAAGTGATGATGTTCAGTTTTCTTTTAATACAGGTAGAAAAGAACTATCTTTTAGTGCTATAGATGGGTTGGGTATGTTAGAAAGAATTAAATACGACTTACCTAACACAATATACTTAACACAAGTACAAAAAGCAATTACTTTTATAAAAGATTGTTTATTAGAATTAGAATATCCATTAGATTACGATATAATTACTGGCGTAAGTTTTTATGCCGAAGGGATGACTAATAGAACAGGCAATTTAAACGCTGATCCATTAGACCAAACTTATATAAATTATGCTACAATAGTTAATGACAAACAAGAAACATTAAACTGTTTAGAGATTTTAACTATGATAACTAAAAGTTTTGGAGCAAGATTGTTTCAAGCTAATGGTAATTGGCATATAGTATCTTTAACTCAGTTTGCACAAGAGTCTTATTATGTTACTATCTATAATAGCGATGGAACAATAAGCGGTAATGATGTATATGATGTGAAAGGTATAATTGAAGGATATTCAGGAAATGATACAGGATTATATTTTGTAGATAATAGTCAATTTAAGTTAATTAGAAAAGGTTATAACAAAATTAGATTTAACAAGACTATTGAAAACCCTAGTAATTATGCTACAAACTGGGATTTAAAGATATATGAATATGTTTCACCAACAGTAAGTAATGCTTTTGGATGGACACAAGTAAGAAATGGTGGTACTAATTATGTAAAGCCTTATCCTGAAAGAAAGTATAACTCTTTTATTTTAAGCCATGACTTAACTGTAAATCCTTTTTATGTTTCTGTATCTCCTAATAATCTACCAAATGTTAACTCAAGTGATATATTTAAGATAGGATTTGATATTGTAGGATTAGGTACTCCTGCTGGTGGACCAGAAGCTTTGTTTATATTAAAAATACAAGTTAATCCTGCGACAGGTCCTTCTTATTTCTTAGATAATAACAAAGCATGGAAAGAAGCAGTTAATACAGGAGATAACTATTATTTTGAGGCTTTTAATCCTGCTGACCCAAAAGCTAATGTAAATGTAACAACTCCTGTTTGTCCAATAACTGGTCAGCTTGTAGTAGAACTTATTTTATGTGACGCTTCAGCTCCATATTGGAAATCTACTATTGCAGGTGCAGATGTAAGTAATTTTAAAATCGATTTACAGTCAACTTTTATAAGCTTAACAACAGAAAGCTATATTACTAACAATAATGAATATGTGCTTGAAATAGACCTCCCAATGGGCTTTAATGACATAAATGATGGCAAGTATAGCTACAAGGGATTTTTAAGTAATTCTGCTGGTTTAAACTTAAAGAATTGGTACAGACAGGAATACCCAACAGATATATATAGAAGCCTAAGTGAGTTAGTTGTAAAACAATACTCAAACTGCTTAAATAAGAACATTATTAATCT